CAGCATTGCGGCCCAAGAGCTTGCGCTGCTCATCTGAAAGTAACGCATCAAGACCTGATGGTGTGCCGCCCATGCTGCCACCAAACAGCCCACCTAAATTACTGAAATCAAATCCATTAGCCATATTGCCACCTTATTCCAATAAACCTTTGAGGCGTGTTTTAACCACATCGCCTCTGCTCATCATATTCGTTGATCCTGTGCTTGGTGCAAGCAAAGAGGCTGCACGCATGGCGGCTCTTTCCTGACCAGGCTTGATGGCCAGCTCTGCCACCGGTGTCCCGCTTCTATCCATGGCCACCGCCACATTGTCAAACCCCTTGGACTGGTCATGCGCATAGCCAAACAAAGCCATGCCAACATCACTCTCAGAGCCTTGGTCAATGACCTTGACCTTTGCTGGGTCGCTAGTGATCACAATGCCCCTGCTGGTCCTTGCCACTGTCAACCCGTCAGGGATGCGTGAGGGCATAGGAGAGCCAGGGGTGATCAGGATGGTGTCACGCTTGCTTGAGGGATCAAGCAAAGCCATGAGCTGCGCATCAGCGTAGCGTTGTGGCTCTGGCGTTGGGTTGTTGCGCATGTTAGATTATTCCAAGCAATGCACCAATGCCTGCGCCAGCTCCAGCGCTGATTGCGCCACCAGTCAGGCCAGCCAATTGAGAGCCAGCCAATGCACCGCCAAGCAGACCAGCGCCCACATTCTGGGTGTACGGGGTCTGTGTGGACATACCAAGGTTTGCAGGCTGCGCACTCAATGCGGACTGGGCCACACCAAGTTTTTGCAATCCAATGTTTCTGGCCGCATCCATTCGTTGCTGCTCTTGAGCTTGACGCGCAGAGCCAGCGCCCATGACAGCTTGAGCGCCGCCAAGACGCAATGCCTGCTGCTGCGCTGCCAAGTTGCCAAGCTGACTGGCCGCACCAGTACGCAATTGCGCACCTTGTAAGCCAGCCTGCTGATTGGCCACATCTGCCGCTGATCTGCGTGCAATGTCAGCCTGCTGCATGGCCATGGCTTGGTTGAATGCCTGCTCGTTCAGTTGAGTGCCAAGAGTTCCGGCCTGCTTGGCAAAGCCTGCATTGGTCAAAGACTCGGCCACAGCTTGGCGCGATCCACCAAAAGCACGGGCAGCATTTGCACGCTCACCAGTTTGCTGGATAGCTGCTTGGCGTGAAGACTCCAAATCGGCCAATGCGTTTTTGCGCACAAGCTCCGTGTATGGATTCATGTAGCTGCCAATGGAGCCTGGCCCACCCATACTCAGATTTGTTTGCTGCGCTGCGATCTGGTTGGGTTGGTAGACGCCACCAGCTGCTGCCATTTGTGCGGCCAAGTCCGTGCCAGTAATGCCTGGGCCAGCAAGGCCAGTGTTGACCAAAGCCTCCTCGCCTGCCTGATACATCGGGTTATATCCAGCAAACTGCTGGACCGGCAAAGCATTAGCGACCCCTTGGGCCTGCTGAAAGTTTGTTAAGAATGCTCTCTTGACATCTGGGTCGATAGAGCTTGTCGATGTTTGACTTCCGCCTTTAGACATTTTGATTCCTTTAATCTAAAAGAGATTTGATTTTCTTTGTAGGCACTTTGCCTTCATTGATCAGGTCCAAAAGGCCACGGCCATATTTTTTGACTGATGATTTTCTGATGACATATTCGCCAAGGTCAAGGTATCCAGTGCCGTCATCGGGGCCAGGAGGGTTTCGGCCACCCACGCGATCAATCAGGCCACCCATGGCCCAACCGCCACCGCCGCCGTCACCACCACCACCGCCGTCACCACCGCCGCCGCCGCTATCAGAGCCGCCACCGCTATCAGAGCCGCCACCGCTATCAGAGCCGCCACCGCTATCAGAGCCGCTATCAGAGCCGCCACCGGACCCTGGGCCGTCACCACCTTCGCCGCCCATGCCGCCAGTGCCGGTAGCACCATCGGAGTCGCTGTTGTTGCCGCCGCTGTAGCCACCGCCATCTGCGCCATATCCAGCCGCATCGCCGTATCCACCGCTAAGGTCTCCAGCGCCAACGCCACCGACACCAAAGCCACCGCCATAAGCCGCGTCAACAGCAGCCGCATCATTACGCTCGGATGCCAAGCCGCTTAGTGCGTCAGTTAATGCAGCATCATTACGCTCAGACGCGTATGCAGGGTTAATGCCATACGCAATCGCATTTTGCTCGGCGACAAAGTTGGGGTTGAAGTAAGACTGCAAAGCCCCAAAGCCAGTGTAGCCAAATCCCTTTTGGCCCATTTGCGTCATTGCGGCCATTGTTGGATTGTCTGCGTAGAACCCTGCTTTGTCAGCATTGCTCATGCTGTCCCATCCGCTTGAGCCGCCGCCCCCGCCGCCACCGCTGTCACCGCCGCCACCGCCGCCACCGCCGCTATAGCCTTGGTAGTTGTCTAACACAGCTTGATTCAGTGATGAGCCGCCAGTTGTGTTGTATCCGCCGTCAGCAGTGGCTGGACCAAGCAGCCCACCATAAGGACTTGGCGCGTAGTTTTGGGAATTCATTCTGGCCATGATCTGCTGGTATGGTGAACCATCACCAGAGACAACATAGGGGTTGTATTGGGCGTTTGCTGGAATTGCTTGGTAATTGGCAAAATTCTGAGCAAAGCCTGGCACAGCCATCTGAATCGGCGCTTGCGTGTTACCAAGACCGAGTGATTGCAAATATGCAAGCAGTTCTTCGTTTTGTGTGGCCATATCTATACCCTTAAAGTTCCTTTGCAAGGACAGCCCACTTAGGACTGTATCCTTCGCCTTTCAAAAATGTCTCTGACCAGCCCCTGCGGCCTGCCAAAGTCACCCTGGTGCAGCCAATTGATTTGCCCCAGGATTCGATCATTGGTCTCATCCGTGAGAGTTCATCTAGGTCGCCACCAGCCAGAAAATAATGCAAATTCTTTAGCCTGGGATAGACAATGATCTCTGTCAATACCACCGAGTCTTTGGCTGGCCACAGCTGCAATCTGTTTTGCTCAACCATCTCAGCGACATCGTCAAAATTATGTGTGCCTCCGCTGTATTCTAATGCCGCCTCCACATGGTGGCGCAGTCTTTCCAAATGTTCTTGGTCGCTCATCGTTTACCGCTGGCCACAGCCTCAAGCCTCATCACCCCAATGCGCCAGTCGGCCAGCACCGCCCCAGTCACCTTGACATTGACTTGCCGTCCAGAAAACCTGACAGAAGTTGGGTTGGCTGCCGTATATGGCCCAAATGTGGATTGCTCCCCTGTGGGGTAGTTTCTGGTCTTGAATGAAACCACCGCCTCACCCAAGGTCTGCTCGTCCGGAATGACTTGGCGCACCGACATGATGTTGTCGCCATTGCCAATCTGCACTGGGCCAGACTCAGCATAGACGCTGGCGCTGTCATAAGCAAAGCCAACTTCATGCTCATATATGTAGCCGTCAGATGAGACCATCAAGGGATTGATAAACACACCGGCATCAGTGCCAGCAGTTCTACTCAATGTGCCAATGTTCCAGTGCTGCTCCCTGTAATTGTAGGTAACATAAGAATCATTCTCATTACTTTGGCTGCTTGGGTAATACCACCAGATTTCACCAAATCTGCTGTTGTGGACAGCATAGATTTTTGTTGCCTGATTAGAGTTCATGTTGTTGAAGACATAGTCCGACACATCGCTTGGCAGTGGCTTGACATAGCCGTCATACATCCAAAAGCCAGACTTGCTCATCCAAATGGCTGCCGTATCAATGGCCGCCACAGACTGGGCAGATATCAGGCCGCAGCCGCTTCCAGCCTTCTCAAAGCCATAGACAAATGGGGCGCCAACATACTGGGCCGTATGCACATCTGTATCTGTAAACAGTAGGTTGACACCCTTGACCCGCTTGCCAGCAAGCAAAGTCCCTGTCGTGGCCAGCTCATAGTCGCCTGCCTGATTGTCACCAGCTGGGGTCCAGACAGTGTTGTTCTCTTGGTCTGACCACTGGACTTTCCTTGGGTTGCCACCGGCGCCAAGGGCAAACAAGATGCGCTCGGAAGTGACAAGCACCGCCTTGTTATTCGTTGGCGCATTGGTAATGGCTGCCGCCAGTGTGGGCGTGGAAAACCCAAGCTGCCACTCATAAATCTTGCCGTCATGGCTGGAACATGCCACCAAATACTCACCCCATGTGTCCATGGACCATGTCGTGGCCGGTGTAATTGTTCCGCTGTCTTGTCGTTCAGTACCATAGGCCAATGTGCCGTAGTTGCTGTATCCGTAGCCAGTGCCAACATAGGCGTCAGCATTGCCAGCCGAAAAGCCTGTGGGGGTAATTTCCTTGAGCGTGCCACCGGCATTCATCACATACAGTTTTGAATGCGTGCCTGCGCCAATCCATCGGTCAGCGCTGTTGTCGCGCCAAGTCAAAAGACCTCGGCATAAGCCTGTCAGTTGGCTTGAAGAGCGTTTTCTCCAGCCACCCATGGGGCGCAAAGTGTTCTCAAACCATCGCACCAAATTCGCATCAAACCAGCGCCCTGCTGACTGATACTCAGTGCCGTTTCTGTAAATGCCTGGTGGTAATTTGAGTGGGATGTACATGATCAGATCGTTGGTAGGTTGGAGACAAAGCTCATTGTTGCAATGGCTGATGGTACTGCTGGCCGTGTGGGGCTGGTGCTTGTCCCAAAATGCTCAATATTTACACCAGTGTTTTCAGTTCTCCACATAATCTCAATGTAATCATTGGCAGCCATTTCAACAAAGAAATTCAATGCGGCAATGATATGGCTTGGGTCGCCAGAGCCTTTTCTTGCTGGTAAGTGAAATCTACTGTTTGAATTGTCAATGTTTGTACCATTCTTGCGAAACCAAATGTCTACATCTTGACCATCGTTTGTGGTGTTTTTCAGTTGAATAGAAAACTGCAAGTTCCAGATTCCGGCATCAGCCACAGTGATTCGAGACCCGCTGGCCATTGTCACACCATTGGAAAAATCTGTGGTGTTGAATGTGACAGCATAGGCCGTGGTGGTGTTGGCAGCCACCTGATCAGTTGAATCTTGAAACGCCCCATAAGGGTTATTCATAAACTTGCCACCCCTTGGCCCAAACAAGGCGCCAAGGACTGATATCAGTTTTCGGAAAAAATTGTTTAAAGCGCTGTTGTTCTCGTTGAAATTGCGGCGCTCATACACCTCTGGCGGGTAACCCAGACTCGGTATTGATGGGACTTCTAATTGTTGCTTGACATTGGCCATGGCTTAATTTTGCCACCTTATGCCATGTCTAAACCAGCGGCCTTGACTTCTGCTACTCGTCTGCCCCAGCCTTTGCCGAATGTGGCCCAAGTTGGCAGATCGTGCAAAAAAGACAAGCGCCTGTCGTTGTAGGTATTGATCAACTCATTGGCGTCCATGGCGGCCACGGCCTGCAAGGTCTTGGGGCCAATGCCACCATCAGGCTCCACGCCCACAGCTGATTGCAGCCACTTGGCAGCCCTGCCTGGGCCAGAGTTGATCGCAGCGTCAAAGACGCAATAATCAACACCGGCAGGCAGATCATCTCCCTTGACCTTGTCCCAGTATTTGGCTTTGTACATTGGACCCACAATCTCAGGCGTCAGGCCACGCATGGTCTTCTCATCGACCTCATGGCCCACCCACTCTTCCCAGACCCGTTTGGTCACGCCAAGGTTGGTCATACCGCCAGGGTCACTTGGGTGATTCACATATCCACCCTCATGGTGCAACACCGCCTTCAAACAAGATTCAAAGTTCTCTTTCATTTTTTCACCCTATCAGCAATTTTTTCCATAGTACGGCCACCGAAGTAAAACGACATCACCAACATGCCCCACTGGCCAAGAAGTTCAACATAAGCCCCACGGGTCTCATATTCAAATATCGATGCAATGGCAAAGCCAGAATAGGCGATCAAAAGGAATACCAAGGTCAGTGGGCGAATGTTCTTAGACATCCAAGAGTCACTGGCCATGTCAGCCTTGACACGCTCTGTCAGGTTGTTTTGCTCAGTCTCATACATCTTGGTCTCATTGGCCATCTTGGCCAGCTCACCATCTTGCGCCATCTTTTGCAATTCCAGCTGCGCCTTGGCTTTGGCCTCTGGGTCTGGAATTAGCTTGTCGATGAGTTTGCCACCGACATTTAAAAGTGCGTCTAGTCCAATCATTTTGGCTCCTTATACAAAAATCTGAAATCGTCTTCTATTCTCAAACATACCAAGCTCAATGGTATTTTGTTTTGCTCTTTTATCGTAGAGTTCTACTTCCATCTCGTGGGTAGCGTTGGCAATCTTATGTGCTTCTAGCGCTTGTTTGTATTCCTCTTGAACACGCTCGACAGCCTTCTCAAAAGCCACTTGCTTTACATCGTATTGCTTTGGCAAAACAAAGGGATACCATTTGTCAACAGTAATCATTTTTTGTCTTCCCTTTCTCTTGCTCTAGCGTAGTAGTAAAGAACCTTTGCCCTCATCTCAGCACTATCAGCCACTCCCGCCCACAATGCTAGATTGTTCCAAAGCACTACCAATTGGTCAGAAGTGCAATTGTCACCATTTGTCGTGATCCATCTGGACAGCTCCATGTGCCGCATGGTTGGCTCGCTGATCCAGCTCAAAGCATAAAAGTCTGACAGCAAGCATTGCTTGGGCTGTGCTGACACTAGCAATCCAATGGAGAACAGTGCCAGCGCTATCCATTTCATTTACTCATCTCAGTGGTGGCCAGATTCAATCTGGTCTTGATCTCTGTCGGGTCCTCTGGGACTTCTTTGAATCCAACAGAGATATAGCCATCAAATTCACCCATTTGTGGTGGGATGCCAGCACGGCAGACATACTTGACGCCTTGCTTCTCTTCCCAGTCTGAATTCTTTCCAGTGACCACCAGCTTGTCGCAGTAAACCTCGCCACCCAGCATCGAGATCATCGACTGGTTTCTCTGCGGGTCCTTATTGAACAAAGATGAATTAGTGCCATCCAATGTCTTGTCATGGCCCTTTGCATTTAATGCAAACAGCGTGGTGCGTGAATTGACCACCAAGCTGGCTTTGTGGACAGTGACTGTCTCGGCCTCCAAGTCCCTCTGGACCGACAAGGCCACTTGCATCAGGGCCGGTGTTTCTTTCAGCTCTGTCTGGTGGCTTGAGTTGGTAATCGCTTGCAAGATCACTTGCTTTGAGTCCCAAGCAAAGTACCCTGCAAAGAATAGGAAAGACAGCAAGATCACTGTGAACAATTTGAATGGGTTATCCACCCACTTGATCAGGTCAACGACCTTGTCAATGTTGTTTTGATTCTTTGGTGCGGCCTTGGGCGTTGCAGGCTTGGGTATTGAGCGCTTCACAGCTGCCACCTTTGCAGGCGCTTTGACTGTTGTTTTAGCCGTTTTTTTTGCAGTCACCATGGCATGGTCCAAAAAATAATAAAAAACGACCAGAGGATGGTCGCCACCAAAAGGGCCGCAGCAATGAATGCCACAGCCCAGTCTTTCATAGCCCGAAGATTTTCTTGACGAATTCCGCCGCCACCCCTGGTCCAAGCAAAACAGCCAAGATCGCAGCGTAGAGCAAATACTCGATCTTGGTCATGCGCCTGTCGCCATCCTTCATGGATGCAGCAATGGCGTTATAGCGCTCGGCGCAGATGGCCTCATGCACAGCCAATCGCTTATCAACATCAGCGTCCATGATTAAACAGAAGCCGCTCGAATAGCTGTTAAATCTTGTGTTGTCCAGAAGTCTTTAGCCAACATCAAAACCAAATGCTCTTTGTTTCGAGCCACACAGTCAGCCCATTCTTCGTCAGTCATGCGCTCTGGCTTTGTAGAATTGATTAAAGCTACGCTATCCAAACAAGCTGAATAGTGCTTGGCAATTTGTTGTTCAAGTGTTAGTTCAATCATGTTAGTCCTTATGGGTGTGATGCTTTGTAAGCGTCAAATTCTGCTTTGAGTTCTTGGATGGCGGCTGTAAGAGTGGCGACCAAGAATGATGTATCAATGCCTTGATATTGTGGATTGCCATCAGCATCTACAGCGTCTTTAGCACCTGATACTGCATCAGGAATAACTGCTTGAAGTTCGTGAGCAATAAATCCTTGAGCAGATTCGCCAGTTGCTTTCCAAATGTATGTGCAAGGCTTTAACTGAGCCACTTTTGCCAATGCACCAGTCATAGGCGAAATGTTTTCTTTCAACCGATAGTCAGAAGTGGTGTTGTATGCAACAGAACCAGAATTGATGATGATTCCGCCAACAGTTGAATCTGATGTGTTATTGAAATAAATTCCATAGTTACCATTTGTGCCAGCTTTAACAACCATTCCATTGCCGCCAGAAACTGCTTTGACAGTAAGCATAGCACCAGAATCTGGTGAAACAGTACCAATACCAAACCTACCAGCAGCGTCTCCATAAAGTCTTGGATTCCCGTCCCCATCAGACAGCACAATATTGTTGTTTCCTGTGCGAATGTCTAGGCCACCTTGGTTGCCTGTGTAGCTACCGATGATGGTGTTTTTTGTGCCAGAAGTTACCGCGTTACCCGCCAATTTACCAAAGAATGTATTGCCACCACCAGTAGTGCTTTCACCAGCGTAGTAACCAGCCATACAGTTGTCACTTGCTGTAGTCACTGATTTGCCAGCACCAATACCAAGATAGACAGAGTTAACACCAGTCGTAGTGCCAGACCCTGCCTGATAACCAACAGCAGTATTGTTATTTGATGTGGTGCTGCTTCCAAGCGCAGCTACGCCTAGAGCAGTGTTTGAGCCACCAGTAGTGTTTGATTGCAGGGCAGCGTTATTTGTTCCGTCATTGTGCCCGACAGCCACATTGTTAGTGCCTGTGGTGTTGCTGTATAAAGCAACATAACCAAATGCGGTATTAGTGCCAGTTGTGTTTGCAGTAAGAGCATAACCACCAACAGCAGTGCTTTTTGCCCCTGTAGTATTGGCATACATTGCCTCAAAACCTACAGCAGTATTATCC